TTTCTCTCTTCCTTTGTATATCTTGTCAACCAGAGGACCCATATGAAGGTAGATACTATCAGTATCAGAAGCAATAACATAATCAACTTCATCTGTCTTAAGGAGTTTATTTAGATACAAATTCATCTTATTTTCAATCCAACGAATTGCAACTTGCCCTGATGTTGTGATTGCTTCGGCATTTGCTAACTTATAATAACGAAAATATTCATTACCTACGGCTCCGTAGGCAGAGTTCAAAGAGATCTTTTTTGCCATTTGTATATTATTACAACGAGCAATCTCTTTCTCTAATTTTTTAGTTGGAGTTTTTTCATATTGTTTCTTTGCCTCAATCATCTTCTTTTTATAAATGACACGATCATTATACATTTTTTCCATTAGTTCTGGAAGAAATCCACGAATATCTTTACGATACATTGCTCCATTAGGACATACCGCATAATCTTTATAATCAGAAAAATCAAGTTGCTTATTTAGAATTTTATCCACAGATACTGTAGGATGTTTTTTATCTAATAAAGTTTCAGGTGAAACATTATACCCCATTATTAAATGAGGATAAAGCGAATTCAAATCGAAATTAACAACCCAGTCGTATATTCCTGGTTTTGGTTCTTTTACATAAGCACCGGCAAATTTATCACTTTTTGTAGAACGATCTTTCTGTGGAATTGCGATATTTCTTTTTTTCAAATAATTGTAAATGATTGCATCCCAAGTCCTTACTTGATAAAATATATCTGTATAATTTACTTTTGCATCATAAGCCATCGTGAAACAAAGTTCAATTAACTTCATTTTATCTTCAAGTCTATCTACGAGTTCTACGTCTTTAATATTATAATCAATAAATTTTTGCCAGTCTTTTGTATAAAAATCTTTAAAGGTTTCAAATTCAGAGTGATCTAATTTTTTCTGACCCAATTCAACAAAAGCAATATGGTCTAGTTTATAAGACTCTTGATTGGTATAAGTAAACTTTTTATATAAATCCAAATAATCAATTACGGATATTCCAGCAACATCATAAGAAATTTGTGCTCTTCCTTTAATTACTAGTTCCTTGCGATAGATATTTTTCCAAGGAGAAAGACGACGAGCATCCTTCTCCCCAAGAATTTTATCAATTCTTCCTAAAATATAAGGAATATCATAAAGTTCACAATTCCAACCAGTTACCACATCGGGAGTGTTTTCTTCCCAGAATGATAAGAACCTATGCGCCAAATCAACTTCGTCTCTACATTGTACGTATTGAACATCTTTACGAGTATTATTATAGGGACGAGAAGCAAAAGTTATAATATTTTTAGTTGCATAATTTTGTAAAGTAATTGCAAGAAGTTCTTCGGCACAATCAAAAACATTTGGAAATCCTCCCTCAGACGCAACTTCAATATCAATCGTAAATAAACGAATTTTATTAATATCAAATTTTATTTCATCTTCTGGATATTTTTCTGAAATGTATTGTGCCTTGTAATTATCATTTCCATAAATTGGAAATCCTTCTACCATTGCATATTTTGCAAAAAAATCTTTACATTCGGAAATTTTACCTGGCTGAATTGGTTCTACATCCAATCCATCTAAAGTTTTATGTTTACTTTTCTTTTTAGAAAGAACATATAAAGTAGGTAAAAATTCTTCTCCATATGAAAAATAATTCCCATCTTCATATCCTCTTACATATATTTTATTGAATTTCTCATAAACATTCGTATAAAACTTCATTTAGTAAATCCAAGGTATTTCTCTAGTATGTTTTCTTTTGGTTCTAGTAAAGACAAAATTTTATCAGAACTAATCATAATTTCAGTCGTAGAAGTATAATCACACATCCAAGGAGATAATTCTTGACTATCCGAAATAATATAAGGATCAATCAATCTACAATCAGGTTGTCCTATATCTGCTAAAACTTCTTGAATTTTACTGATTAAAATCAACCTGTTCACTAAGATTAATACTTGAGTTGTTATTTCCCCCTCTTCCTCCACTTGCTGATCCATCGGTAGCATCATTTCGTCTTCCATTCATTTTCTCCTCATAAGATTTTTTTACCATTTCTATTGGTTCCACAATTGAAACCACCCAGTCAGTGCTTACTGCAATATCAGTTTCAGAAGATAATGGCATCCAAGAATTAAAAGAAACACTATATTCCCTTTCTGGTGTTTTTTCAGTATCTTCTACTAAAACTTGAGGCGTAAGAAGTTTTGCAGTATAAGGATTACAAAATAAAAACGAAATTACTTTCTCGTCTTCGCTTATAATTTCCTTAATATCTGCGATTACTTCTTCTCCTGATTTTAAAAGTGCTAATTTGATAGACATAATTTCATCATACCTGTTTTGATTATAGCATAAAAAAAGGGGAGGTGCAACTGGATTTTGCCAGTTACCTCCCTGCAGCAACGATAGTTTAGCTCACTATTATTTATAGATAATCTTTTCTCTTATGCGATTCTGGAACGATTCTTCCCAAAATTACTGTAAGTAATCCGTCTTCAAAGTTTACAGAAGAGACTTCTGTATCATCAGCAAGAGTCCAAGTTCTAGTAAAACTTCTTTGTGCTAAACCTTTATGTACATAATTTGTTTCAGTTTCTTTATCTTCTTTTTGACCTTCAATAAAAAGTTTTCCATCTTGTGTATAAACAAAAACTTCTTTTTTAGAAAATCCAGCAAGTGCGAGTTCTAACCTTGACTCTACATTACTGATTTGAACTAGATTATATGGAGGGTAATTTGAAGTTGTTTCGTGAAGGTTAAATAGACGATCAAAATATTCGTCCATTCCAATGCTATTACGAGTAATCCTATCCATTAGGGCAGGAAGATCAGCAGATGTGTACCTAGAAAGATTAGTCATTTTTGCTCCTTAGAAAGCGAGATTTGATTGTGTGAACCCTTACGGCATTCACAATACTAATTATAACAGAAAGCACAAAAAACGGGGTAGTGAACCCCGTATGATTTTATTCGGTTTCTGCTGGTTTTGCCTTTTTTCCAATATTATACTTTGTTTCTAAAATCCATTCTCCTTTTTCTTTATAAGCAAGAACTTTAATTTGGTTTAACGGCGCAATATCAGTAATCTTTTCTGGTTTTACAATTGTAAATAATCCCCAATCAGCAACCAATTGAACAATACGATTACGTCTTTGTATGTCATTTGCTGTTAGATTTGCGTGTTTACCATCTAATGCAAAAAGTTCTTTAAAATGAACAAGATAGTATCTACCTTGCTTATGAAGAATGTGGCAAGACTGGTATATTTTCTTTTCTTTTCGAGAAGCAACTCCAATACGTGTCAAAGTTTCACGAACTTTCAAAAAGTCATCAGGTTCATTTAATAGAACCTCAACCATCATATCGGGTGTCCATTTCACTTCTGGTTCTTGTACGGCACTCATTTCATTCCTCCAGTCTCAAATTTAGATTTAATAAAGTTAATTTGTTCTTTTGTTAATATTTTTAAAGCCTGTTGTGCCTTTTCGTTATTATATTGATAATACCGTTTGACATATTCAAGATCTTTAATCGTATCTTTACGAAGCCAAGGAGAAAATCTCTTCTTAGTTCTAAGAATATTTATATAAAAATCGTATTGTAACTTTTTATCGAGATTTGGAGTTATATTCATTTCATTTGCATACATTACGCAATCAATATATCCAGAAAGACAATGATTGATCACATAAGGAAAATATTCTTTTTCAAGTGAAGGATCATTATCAATTAAATTCTTTTTTGTCTTATTTATTGAGTTCAACCAATCTTTGAGTTCAGTCATCAATTAAACCCTCTTTTTTCAATCTATCATAATTATAGCAACCATCAAAACTAAATTGAATTTTTGGATCTTTATTATAATTAAAAAGCAAAAGTTCTTTACGTTGTTTTTGATCTCGCATATATTCTCCTACGGAACGCATCGTATAAGTCAAGTCAAACTCGGCAGCAGTCCAATTTTTAAATCTATCCTTTACAAGTTGATCTGAATTATAACTTACTAACTGATCCATATCGTTATTATCGCAATCAACAGCAAACTTATCGTGATCAAATCCTTTGTGCATTGATCCTTTGTTGCCATAGAGATTATCCTTAATGTCATAAGGAGGATCAAGATACATAAAAACATTTCTGTTTCCGTCCATCATATAATCATACGAATAGTTAGTTATACGCCATTTTGAAATAAGTTTAGAATATTCGGGAAGTTTTTGAATACCTCTGAGACTAAAATTGGAATTAGATGCCTGTGGAGAAAATGAGGAACTTTCCGTAAGTCCAGAAAAAGAACACTTATTGATAATGTAAAAATCAGAAGCACGATCAAGATTTGAACGACCTTCTTCGCGTAACTTATCCTTACAATAAAGAAATAGATCTCTTGCTAATTCTGGTTTATTATTTGCTAATTTTATTCCTTGAAGATTGTCTTTCATATCGGCACCAAACATCTGAAGTTGTTGCCAGAAATTCACCAAAGGTTCATAAAGATCATTTACCCAAATAGTTAAGTCTGGATATTTTTTGGTAATATGAATTGCCACAGATCCACCACCAAGAAATGGTTCTCGAAACTCATTATAATATCTAAGATCAGGAAAGTATGGATCCATCTTTGTGACCGCCCTACTTTTGCCCCCAGGATATCTTAAACAAGTTTTAAGAGATTTCATTTAAAGTTACTCTCAATCATAATCTCTGTTAATGCTGCTAAAAGATTTATCTCTTGGTCCACTACAAATGCCGATTGATATTGATATTTCGCCACAATAAGAACGCAAGAAGCAATACTGGGACCATCCAGATGTTCATATAAAGCATCATACA